CGTCGTTTTTGAGATACTTTCCGGCGTAATCCTGCTGCCCGAGCGCCACACCAAAGACGTCAACCGCCATGCTGATGCGCGACTGGCCCACATAGCTCTGATCTGGCCATTCGCGGAGATGAACAACCTCATCCTGAACCAACACACGCGTGGAGCTTGTGAGTGGATCGTTGTAGATATAGCGGATGCGACCGCTGGAAAGCACCTCAGGGCGGACGTGATCCGGGTGCATAGGGATCATCTCGCCGACCAGGCCGCGGCTCGATGTGAGCTTTTCAGCGTAAGCGTTGCCGCGCAGCTCGACATGGCCCTGAAGCATTTCAAAGAACTCAAAGGCGGTCTGCAGGCTGTTGGGCCGTTTGTGGAGGAGGTTGAAATAGGGATGCTCCTTGGCGAGTCGCTTGCCACCGCCGGCGATCTCGGCATAGAGAAAGCAGGGCAGAACCCCGAGCGCACGGCATTTGGCTCCCACACAGGCAATCACAGCGCTGAGCCGCTTGGCTGTCTCAGGCGTGACACGCATGCCGCTCACCGAGGGCGCACCGACTGCCCGGTACCAGAAGTCATCCCAGGGAGCGGGAGCGCCCCCGACATCGGCGCGCAGGCCCTGGAGGCCCACCAGCAAGGATCGAACAAGACTCACGAATGCCTCCCGGGCTTGCTGGGAATACTGCGTCCAAAGAGAAGGCCGAGCGCGCCGAGCGCCATACCGCCGACGATGAAGCTGAGAGGACGCCATGCGAGCCAGAAGCCATACGAGATCGCGACAAGCCCGACGAGGACGGCGAGATCGGCGAAGATTGATTTCACCTTGTACCCCTTTACGCGTAGGCGATGAGCGGCTTTGTGAAGCGGCGCCGGACTTCGCCGGCCATGGCCTGGCTGATTCCGGTGATGAGCGCGGTGGCCGGATCTATCTTGTCTTTTCCGTTTTCAAGCTTGCGGGGAAAGACGTTATCGTTTGCGTCGACGCGGGCGACGACGCAGGAGATTGCCCAAGTGAGGACCGGATCGCCGTCGTGATGCAACCGGCCGGCGCGCATTGCGGCGTCAAGCTCCTTCATAGGCGGCGAGAGGTGCTGCACTGTCTGCGGAACAGAGGCGACGACATCGTCGCCGAGCTGCTCCTGGAGCTGCTGCTGCATCTGCAGAGCAGACCACGGATCGAACGCCAGGCGCTGCATATCGTACTCCTCGATCTCCCGCTCAATATCAGCCTGAATGGTGGAGAGTTGGATCTCAGGCCCGGGAACGGCATGGAGATGCTTATCCTCATACCAACGCTGGTAGTGAGGATGGTCGCCGTCCATGATGCGGTCGAGCGGCGCGTAATGGTGACCGAAAACATAATAGTGGCGGACCAGGATGCCCTGATCGTTCTTCTTCATGCGCTGGAAGATCTTGATGCGCGAAGCCAGATCGATTTGCGCGGCGAGGTCGTTGCCCATCCAGCAGGCCTCGCCCTTGAACTCGTCAAGCGAGAGGCTGCCGTCTTTGCATTTTGCCCAGGCGTCCATATTGAAGAAGCCGTTGAGGGCGTTGCCCCATAGGTCAAGATGCTTGGTTTTGTAAATGAATTGCTTGTGCGGCGAGAGCAGGGCGTCGTGGAGCTGCTTGTCAAGGTATTCGGGAAAAACACTGACGCCATAGTTGGGATTGGCCTTCTTTTGCGCTGCGACCGACTTCCAATCGTCGCCCTCGTCGGCGGCGTACATGACGCAGAAGAAGGAGTCGTTGTCGACCAGACCGTCGAGGATTTTTTCGCAATCCTTTTCAGCCAGGTAACAGGGGCTGGCCGTGTCAGTGCCGGCGGTGGTAATTTCAATGGTCAGGCCCTGGCGGCGAGCGCCCATGCCGGTGACCATGGTGTCGTGGAGGTTTGCGGTTGGATGCTCATGAAACTCATCAATGAGAGCACACGATGGCGATGCCCCATCTCCCGGATCGCCGATGAGCGGTTCAAACTTTCCATCATCGCGCTGCGCGACAATGGACTCGACATTCACCTCGAGGTCGAAGTGTTCCTTGAACCGCGGGGCCGTCTTTGCCATGCGGCGCGCAGTGCGAAACACCTCCATCGCCTGTTTTTTGGTTGTCGCGCCCGAGTAGACCTCAGGGCCGCACTCGCGATCCGCCACCAGCATGTAAAGGCCGATGGCCGCGGCCAGAGTGGATTTGGCATTCTTGCGCGCGACCTTGATATAGGCCTCGGCAAAACGCCGAAAGCCGGACGACTTGTATATCCAGCCAAAGATAACGCAAACAATGAACGTCTGCCAGGGCTCAAGCTTGATGTGCGGCACCTGGCCGTGCTGAGCGCGCGCCCACTCTCCCTTGACGTGCGGGAGCATCTCGATAAAACGGCAGACGCGGCCGGCGCGGGTGGCGTCGAACCGATATGAGCAATCGTCCTTTCGCGACTTTTCAAGGTCGTTGAGATGACGCTGGCAGGCCTTAATGACCCACTTTCCGGCGAGAATCTTGCCAGCGGCGACTTCACGAGCGTAACGGTTGGCGACGGCGGCGAAGTGACGATCAGCCACGGTCGCGCGGCGCGCGGCTCCTGGAGGCTTGAGATGTGGCTTACCCGAAGGCCTCCCACTGGCCGCCATAGCCTTCCGGTTTTTTGCCGCCACTGACCGAAACCTCATCTGATTCAAGCTGCTTGATAAGCGTCACGATCAACGCACGATCGGATGTCTTCATGCTGGTTGGATTCAGGCGAAAGCGATCCATCGCCTCACAAAGAAGTTCAAGAGTGACCCGTTTCAACGGTGATGCGTTCGGCACCAGGTCAGCAAACTCAGACCAGATCGCCTTCCAGCGCGCGTATTTGATAGCGCCTATCGCTTCGGGCGCCACGTTCCACTTGTCCGGGGGCGCTCCCAGCCTCGACTTCGAGGCGGTCGCAGCCCGGGCCATGCGCTCCCGGTACCGCTGGGGATTCTTGGCGACAGATCCGCGCGCTTCAAGCACTTTGAGCGAGGTTCGAGGTCGCGACATGGGAGCCTTTCAAACGACTCGGAGTCCGCGCGGCGTCTTTCGTGCTGCGTTGTCGCCTCCAGCGCGGTTTATTGCGTTTTGCGGGGCAATCCTACAAGCAAGCCGCAGGATTGCCGATTTTGGCTGATTTGTGCCGTTTTTCGTATTTTGTGGACGTAAAAGTTTGGTTTTGAACACGGTCTGCGCCGGATCGCCTTTGAAGATTTGAACCACCCCGGTCTACCGACCATCGGCTAGCCGCCATCTCAAAGACACCGCCGCTCGCGCGCGCATTCCCAAATGCGCCCTCCTGCTCAGCAGCCTTCCGGCTATTGCAAGATATGCAAAGCGACTGCCAGTTCTTTGAATCCCAAAACAGCCTCCTATCGCCCTTGTGAGCCACGATATGATCGGTCACCGTGGCCGGTTCTGGGATCTCCAGATGCACCTTGAACGGGTCAGCGCACAGCGGATACTTATCCAAACGGGCAGAACTCGCTTTAAACCACGCTCTCGTGTAATGCCGCCTCCACGCGCTCGGCCTTGCTTTCTCAGCCATCCTTGCCGGAGCATTTGACTTGCAGCGATCACAGTACCCGCCTGTTACCAATACCGCACAACCAGGAGCTGCACAGGGCCTCTTGATTCGTCCTGGCATTATCTCACTTCAGCCGGCACATACACCTTGCCGTCGCCCGTCTGGCCCACCAGCGCCATGCGCCGCTGCGCCGTTTTGCCGCTGTCATAGCTCACATGCACGCAGCAATCCACACCCTGGCTCGACTCCAGAATTACCTGGTCAAACGGCAGCCCGCTCTCCAGCCTGATCCAATCAAACACGTCGCACATCTCGACGCCCGGCACGCCAATGTCCGCCGCGCTGTTGCCGCCCTCGAACAGGTGTTGACTGTCACCCTTGCCGCCCACGCGCCCATTGTGCCCAGGGTCGCGATAGCCGTCATGCACCACCACCGGGCCAAACTTCGCCCGGATCGGCTCCAGCAGCTTCACGCACAGCGCCGTAGCATTGCCGATCAGCCGCTGCTCGCAGCCCGCCACGCCTAGCTCCGCATCCTCAAAGTGCAGCGTCAAATGCATTCGGTCGCCTCAATTCCCGTTGCTTCCAACATCAGCGCGGCAATCCTCGCCTGCACCGCCGGCGCGCGCATCAAAAACGAATCCTTCAGCACCGTCACAGTCAGGTTGCCCGTCGCCCCGTCATAACTCCAGCCGACCTGGACTCCAAACTTGCTCGCCTGTCCGCTCGGCCCACTGATCGCGATTCCTGCCGCCTGCGCCTTCTGGCACAGCACGCCGTATTCAGCCAGCGTCACACCCTGAAAAACCTGCGGCGTACTCACTACCATCACCAGCCCCAATCTTGACTCTCACTTCAACGCCCGAACGGCGCCTTTCGCATTTCGCTACTCAGCGCCGCTCGGTTTTTACAATAGGCTCTCGGAAACTGCAAGACCCGTCGATTCGCGTCTTATGCACAAACAGCAGCCCGGTTCCACGCGATCCCCCAGGCCAGCCACCTCTCGACTCGTCTTTTCCGAACTGCGAGCCCCTCTGTTGGTTTGGTATCCCTCAAACACCTTACGTGTGATTCGGCGACGTTCCTTCGGGCGCTTCGGTGAAATCGACATAAAACACCTTGCCCGGCTGAAATGCTTCGATGACAGCCGGAACAGTGACCGACATCTCGATCTTCCCGCTCGGCGTCGCTTCGGCGAAGCGCTGATCTTCAGGGAGCTTTGAATCATAGCGCGCATCCAGAACAACCTGCGCGTGATTGCCCCGATACCGCGTCACATGGTCCACAACAAACTTTCCACGAATCATTGCATTGCTCCTCTTGATTGAATTGCAGCGGCTTAGGGGTCATCTATTCCGGAGGCGAACCGGCGCCAAGAATCCCGGCCACCACCGCCGCAAACCGTTCACAGTCCACTGCTATCTGCGAACGACTCCTCAAAACCCGTTCGCCGCCTCAGCCGCGAAATACCTCTGCGCGGTCACCCGCTCCGGTAATCGCAAATCAGCCGTCACCCGCACCCCAGCCGACTCCAACGCCGGCTCATCCATCAACGGCCTCACCATCGCCAAGGTCACCGTCACACCGCTTGCCATCTCCGCGATCTGCGCCTTTGAGCTGACGCTCTGCACCAACCCCAGCAGCGTGTTCACAATCGTCGCCACCATGTTGATATTGGTCAGCGCGGTCTTCTGGCTGTTCGGATTGGTAATTTTGGCCGCGCTCAGCAGTGCCATGTTCGTGTTCTGCTGGATCTGCACAATCAGCGCCTGCAGCACTTTAAGCGTCGTCTGGTTCGGGTTGACCAGATAGCTCTTTGCCGCCAACTCAAACTGCGGCGCAAACGCGTTCAAGGCCGTCGTCACCGGACTCACAATCAAAGCGCTTGCGGGGTCCAGCATCTCCACAACCCCACCCAACGTGTCCACCGCGCTCACAAACGCCGGCGTCCAGTTCACAATCTCCTGCGCCACGCTCACCTTCTGCGCTTGCGTGCAGCCGGTCAACATCGATCCCGAAAACAGCAGCGCAATCAGCGCCCACACGCCCAGCTTGGCCGTCGAACCCGGCTGCGAACCCGGCTCGCCCGGATCGCGCGCCAGCAGGCCAAGCAGCGCCGCCGCAACTCCGCTGATCAGCGTTACCACGCTGCCCGATCCCGCATTTCCCAGCGTGATGCCCTGCTGAGAAAACACGCTCGCAATCGTCACAATCGCAATCAGCAGACCAGCCGCCGACGTCTTCGGATGATTCCAGATATTCGAGAACATATCCTCACTCCTCACTTCCAACTGCCGGTTAGTGGCTACCGCCGCGCGGAAAGCCCTTCTGCCCTTCGATATGCGAGATGCGGCCCTCATGCTCCACCAGTGTGCTGTCCGTCTCGCGCTGCTTGTCTTTCAAATCGCGAATTTCAAAACCCTGGCCGCGCACACGTTCATCCATCCGGCCCGCATAGAACGCCCCAACCCCCCACTGGCCCACGATGCCCAGCACTGCCGCAATCGGAACGATCCAGTTCAAGTCTGAAATCGCCAACGTCTTCCTCCGCCGCTCTTGCAGTCAGCTGTTAGGTGTTTTCGGGTAAACGCGTGTCGCCCGATCGCCATAGATAGGTTCGCCGCTGCCGTCGTCAATGCGACTCGCCGGCTGCGGCCACAACCTGACCTTCTCCTGCGCCCGCTCAATCGCATCCTCAGGCGCGAGAATTTTTTCTTTGTCGTACTTCGCATGCCGCTGCAGCCGCTTCCACTCCGGCATGCCCTTTGTATGCGAACGCCCAAACAGCCCCGCGTTCATCTGCATCTCACTCAGCGTGATCGTGAGCGCAGGTTGCAGCTCCGGCATTACGCGGACCCTGGCTTTCACCAGGACCTGGTAACCTGCCAGCTCGCCGGTTAAGTAGAAGACCTCGCGCCACTGCGCAACCGCGACCCTTTCCGCCGCTTGCGCCGCCGTGACCTGGCCAATCACCGGAAAGCCTAAAGCGCTTTCCGGACCATAGAGGTTGAAGAGCTCGCCGCTGTCCGTGCGGCGCGCCGCGCGCGATTTGCCCATACAGGTTCGCGTCAGAGAAAGGAGAGAAAAACAGCGATCCGTTCAGCGATGCGCAGGAGCGCATCCGGGATTGTGAACGCAACACTTCAGCAGGCGCACGTCGACCTACCTTTACCACTGCCCACTGTCGTAGTGCTCGCCGGTCTTGCCGGCGACGGGTCCAGCTTCATCCCTGCATACGCTTTCAAGTCCACCGCACCGCAGGCTCTGTTCCATTCGCAATACTAGAAGAGTTTTCCGCCCGCGCCAGCGGAATTCCCTGAATCCTCAGATAACCTGAGCTTCGGAACCAAATCCCGCAACGAGACGTTCAACCGCTGCGCAAACGCCGTCAGCACGAACGGTGGGCATCGAAAATAGCCAACCTCGTAGTAATAGAGCTGCGAATCGCTGATTCCAGCCACCGCGGCCAGCTGTTTCGCGCTCAACCCCGCAACCTTTCGAGCCCTGCAAATCCGCTGGCCCACCAACACATTGAATTGCTTCTCTCGCTCCGACATCGCCTTTCGCTTAACCATCACGCAACCCGCTCCGCGGCCCGCATCAACCGCTGCACGTAGGGTGTCGGCTCTTTGATGCGTTCGCGCCAGCCATCGCGCGGCGGCTGCTTGCGCCACACCACCACATCGCTCGCCAGCGCCTCTTCCCGGTCCAGCTGCCGGTTCGCGGCCAACTGCCCCGCATCGTCCAGCGGCTCTCGTGAACTCACGATCCCGCGCATACACGTCGCCACCACCACAAACTTTCTCATCGGCCGGCCTCGCGACGCTCTCTGCGAATCCGCGCCAACGCCCGCGCGAGATACGTATGCGGATCCCCCTCGGCGCCTGGAAAATCACCCGGATACAAAGCGTATTGCTGTTGAACGTGCAGCATCGCGCGCCCGAGCAGCATCTCACCCTTAAACCAATCCTGCCGCTGCTTCACAGTGCTCTTCCTGCCCCGTCGCCCGGCGCCGATCTTCGTGCCCGCTGTCAGCTTTCCACTGTTCACTGTCTTCCCCCACTCCCCGTGCTCGCTCTGTTGCGCTCGGCTTTCTTTTCATCAATCCGCCAGCTGTTCCGGCGAGCCCAGACGCCCAGCCTGAAAAACTTCACCGCGCCATACTGCACCGCCAGCAGATCGCCGATCTGGTCGTAGTCGCGCCAGGCCAACGCCATCGCCGGCGCCACATCCCACAGCGGCCTGCCCCGCGCATGCTCCTGCGCCAGCACCGCCGCAATCGCGCCCCGCACCCCCCTCCCGCGCTCATCGCCGGAAAACCCGCACTCCTGCATCACCCAGGTCAGCGCCCTCGGTTCGTCCGGCAGCAGGCTCTCCAGTGCCTGCTGCCGTTTCGCTTTGGCGCACTCCTCCCAGGCGGCCTCGGCCGCCTGCCGGTTCTGCTCGCGGTAGTAGCCCTCCCACTCCCGCTTTGTCAGGCCGTGCTTTTTCTGCTCTTCCTCATCGCCCGTGATCGTAGCCAGGTGAGCAAGCTGCTCCTCGGTCAAGCCAGCTTCCCCCGCTGTCGGGGTCCCCGACGGGCGCCCTTTGCCCGTTGGGGTGACTTGCGGGGGTTGGGGGGGTAGATTTTGTCTTGCAGTCTTGCTTTTTGTAGTAATAGAAGGCTGTGCGTCCAGAGCGACAGTTTTGTCGCTCAGAGCGACAAATCTGTCGCTCTTTGCCTCAGGCACAGCAAAAAGCTCACCCTCCAATCTGTCGCTCTGAGCGACAGATGAAATCTCATCCTTCCCCTGTGCCAGAGTGGCTTCCATGGCATCCGAAGCCTTTTTCCTGGCCAGCTTTAGCCGCAGTGCGCGCACTTGCTCTTTCAGCTCGGCAGCCCTCGCCGCCGGCAGTCGAAAGCTACCGATCTCGCGGTCGTATTCCCCACCCTCCCGCGTAACCAGGTCTTTCACGTCTGCCAGCGCGTAACGCCCCTTTGCCTTCGCGCCGCGCACCGCTTGCAGCAGCCCAACATGTTGCAGCACCTGCAGGCAGCGCCACACCGTATCCACGCTCTTGCCGCACCATTCCGCCATCTCGCGCAAACTCACGCGCGTATCGCCGCCGCGCACCTTCGGCGACACAATCCAGGCCCCGTGCGCATTCCGCGCAATCCGGCAGTACACCCAGATCGCGTCCGCGCCCACAATCGGCTGGTAACAATCCGCAACCTCGTTATCCACCCAGAAATGACAAGGCTTGCGTTCGTTGCGCAAGCCCGTCAGATTTTTCAAGTCAGAGTTCACAGTGCTTTCCCGTGCGCGGCTGCAACAGGTACGCCGCGTCTATTCGTTTGTTTGTGCGTTGACTTCTAACAACACTGTTAGCTCTAAACAGGCGGCCGGCCTACAGCTTCTCCAGCCAGAAGTACCGCGTCTTCCCATCCAGCGTGCGCGAGCTGGCCATAAACCGCCCGTCTTTCTTCGCCTTGCCGCGCAGCTTCGAGCGCACATAATCGCCATGCTGCTCGCTCTCGAAAGCCACCTTCACCGCAGTTCCAGGCTTGAGCGCCGCAATCTGCACGTACAGCTCCTCGGCGATACTTCCATTGCGGGGGGGGGGCTCCGGCACATCCTGCATGGTCACCACACCGATCGCCGGCTTCCCATAGCGCTTTGACGGCACGCTGTTCAGCCTCCGCTTGTCCGCGCTCACCGCTGCTGGAATCGTTCCATTCGACATCGCTCTTCTCCTTTCAGTTGTTACTGCGCTTGGTACCACCGGCGTGTTCTTCCGCGCCGCGTCCTTCTTCACAATCGGCCGAGCGGGCCGCTCCTCGCGCTCCACCCAGGTGCTCACCTGGCGCGGCGGCATCGCATCCTTCACCACCCGCGCAAGGCCCAGCTCCTCCGGCGTCCGATGAATCACCGGCCCGTTGCAGTCGCTGCCGAACACCAGCTCGCCAAACTCATCGCGCCGCGGCGCCACACTCGAGTTTTCTCGAAAATCCATACTTCACCACACTTTTAACTGTTCGCGGCTCCCTGCCGCGTCGCCTGCTCCGCCATGCGCTCCTTTGCCCGTACCCCATACGCGCGCACATCCCCCTCGCGCACGTCGCCGGCCTCGGCCATCAGCTCCGCCGCCGCCGCAAGCCGCCCCATCCCGCGCTCCACATCCACATAGGCCGGCCGCCCCGTGCAGGGCGAGGGTGAGCCCCACCCATACAGCACCACCTTTGCAGCCTCGGCCGACAACTTCCCCGCCGCCATCACAAGCAGCGCCAGCCGCTCCACTTCCGCTGGCGATAGGCCGGAGAGCGTCTGCCCATCTCGCAGCGCATCGCACTTCGCCTCGCTCGCACGCGCCTCCGCCCAGGCCGCGCGCAACTCTTCGCGCACCTCCAGCAGTTGCATCCCCACCGCCTTCGAAAACGCCCGCTCCCGCTCAAGCTCGGCCCGCATACCGGCTTCCACCTTCTCGCAGCGCGCCTTCAGGCGCTGCTGCTCCAGCAACATCAACTCCTGGGCCGCCCTGAACTTCAAAGGCAGCCTCCTGCGCCAGGCCACCCACTCCACAACCTGCTTCCAGATGTTCTTCACTGTCCCGCCTCTCGCTGTCCACTGCTAACCGACCACTAGCGCGGTCCCCCGCGCCAGCTCACATTCTGCCGATTCAGGGCGCTGGCCGCGCGCGCCTTCAAGTTCTCCCGCCGCTTTTTTTCGCTCCGGTATTTCCGCGCGTCGGCCGCCATTCGCGGATCGTCGAACTCCCAGCATTCGGTGTGGTCAATGATCAGAAACTCCCGCATCTCCGCCAGCCTGTCCGGCGTGCGCCGCTGCCGGTCGCGGATCTCCGTGAACTCCTTGCAGCCATAGCACTCGAACGCGTTGAACTGCTCACGCCAAACCACGCCGCCATCTTCCGGCCGCTCCCGCTTCGTCTTGCGCACCGCCGCCGTCGCCATCGCTCACTCCGCCTCTTTCTTCACCGCGGCCTCAATCTCCCGCGCCCACTTCAAAACAATTTCCTCACTCACCGACTTAACGCCCGCGCCCACAAAGATCAGCCGCATCCGATCCACAACGGCCAGGGCCTTACTGATTCCTGATCTCTGATCCCTGGCTGCTATCGTCACAACTTCTCTCCCCAGATCTCGCCATCACTCAAGGACTTCGCTGACTCCGGCTCAACGTCAAAGATCGTGTAGTCCGCGAACATCGGCATCTGCGCCACCAGCTTGTCATCCTGTCGGCAGGCTGGGGGCGCCATCACTACTGCGTGATCATTCATGCAACGCCCCAACCGCCCGTCATACACGTAGTGCGGCGTATTCTTACCGCATTTCCGGCAAAAGTAATCGGCCTGCACCGTGCTCTTCGGATAGTGGTGTGGCATTACCGTCTACCCTTCGCCGGTTCGTTCTCGTCACGCATCACGCGCAGCACCTCAACCATCATCGACCCCACGATCTGCGCATCCTTGTGCCAGTTCCGTTCCAACCACTCCATCAGCCGCTGCGCTTCCGCGTCCGCGCGATCGGCACCGTACACCTTCGCCACCGTCGCCCGAAACTCGTCTTCCACCCGAATCGCCCGCAACATCGGCGGCTCGTTCATTGCCGGCAACATTCCCATGCGCTTACTCCTCCTCTTCCGCGCACTGCGCCACCAGCTCAGTCACCGCCCAGCCGGCCACAAACCCAATCGCCACATCCGCCAGCGACAAGGCCGTCACCTGGTTCTTCACAAATGCAAGCACCGTCAGGCCCAGCAACAGCAAAAGCAACCCACCCTTCATACATCGCTCCCTTCCGTCACGCGTTGACAGTTGTCAGTTATCAGTTGTCAGTCACGCGCAGCCGCACGCCGCGCACCCTTGCGCCGATTGCTCCGCGATCGCTGCGATACATCCTTCGCGCCGCGCGTCTTGCGCACCGATTTCCACTCCGGATACCGCCGCGCGTTCAGGGCGGCGAGCGCTCCAAGCGCCTGCATCCTCAAACCCGAATGAATCATCATGCCGCTCCGCCTTTCTAGTCCCTAGCCCCTCGTCCCTAGTCCCTGGTCGATCTACTCCCTGTTCTCCCCCAACTCCAGTCGCGCCGCCCGCTTCTTCTCCCGCCGGTCATGCTCCACGCGACTCACCAGATGCGGCAGATATTCCAACACCCGCTCGCCCGCGTCTTCCGCCTTACATCGCGGATCCACCGCGAACACTGAGTCATGCGGCCGG